TTTTTTTTTTTTAAAGCAGAAGACGTCATACTTATTTGCCTCTTGTCTCGTGGGCTCGGAGATGTTTATAAGCGACAGATTAATATCATCCTTATTAGATAGAGTTCTTTTACTTCTTAACTTTTCACGTCTACATTCTTTACAACCATGACCTGCTAACAAAGAATGTGGTGTTATATAAAAAATACCATGTTGTTTACATATTATTGGTATTTTAGTATTGGTATTAACATAAGAAGCATTTGGAGCGACTTCATATCTATCACCCCAAATGCTTTTGATTTCATTTTTTAAATTTTCTAAAGTTTTTTTACTTGGCATAACTATTAATCTTCATCAGATTCTGTTTCGGTAAATGAAATATCTTTTTCATTAAATTCAACTTCCTTACCTGTTTCATTCTTCTCCATTTGAGCCATAATCTTCGGTACATAATTCTTTTTATAAGAATCTGCTTGTTCTTCACTAATAAGTCCATTATGTACACAAATCATTGTACCTTGATAAGTAAGGTTAAATGGCGTACATAATTGATTTTTAACAATCTTTATTTTAGTAAGTGTACCCCAATCATAGTTTCTACCTTTACTTGTTGCTGTAAGACGTTTAATAGAAGCCTTAACAACTCCACCTAATTGAATAATTAATCCATGTGCAGCAAAATACATTGATTTACCACCCTTTAATTCAATAGATGGTGCTGCCATAGGAGCTGACATTGAATCAAGCCAAATCTTATTCACGCAAAACATGGTATTTGTATATGGAGAACTGACTTTTTTCGACAAAGGAATACGATTGTTACAAATCATGTTAAAAGCTGCTTGCATTGCACCTGCATCGAACATATTGTTTCCAACATTACTTGTAAATGATTTATATGACATTACCGAACCAATTGAATCCCATAAGAAACAAATATCCTGTTGAATATCCCCATTTTCTTGCATATCAAGAATTTTATTAATAGCGAATGCAATATCCTCTAATACAGGAACTGTACGTTTTTTCTTTGTCTCTTTACCAGTTGCATAATCATTCATACCATATAATTCGCATAAAATTTTACCGTCAAAATACATGAAATTACCTTCATAATCAACAACTTGTTTTTCAACATGAGAACCTGTTACTTCACCTGTTTCTTCATCGAAATCATCTACTTCAACGTCCTCAATTACAGGTGTAGCTTCCATACCACAATCCATTGCGTAATTAAAGTCGAAATGGGATTCTGTATCAAATATTACAGGTAAAATACCTGATGCTTGACATGATGCAATAATACAATTAATTAATGTACTCTTACCTGTATTAGACCAACCATAAACAATTGATAGTTCACCTTTTGGAATACCAGGTAATTTAGTAGCATTTACAAATGCTTCAGGTAATGTAATAAATTCAATTGGTTTATTTGCGCTTGATTTTGTTAAATCATTTTTGTTAATAGTTAAACCCATTTTTTCTTTAATAGAAGAAATTGATGGGCGAGAAAAATTTTTCTTCTTTATTACTTGTTTGACCATTAAGTACGTAACATTTTTTCTTTTATTTTATTTTTCCAACATTTTCTACATAAAGGTGTATAAATATCATCTCCACCGACTAATATTTGTGTGCCTTCTGTAATAATGTCACCATTTCTATTAAATCTTGCATTGATTGACGTTTTATGACCACAAGAACAAGATGATTTTATTTCTTGAATATCATCTGCTATTTCAAATAATCTTTTTGAACCACTGAATAAATGCGATTTAAAATCGGTTCGTAAACCATAACACATAACATTAATATTCATATAATCTACAATATCTGATAGTTGGTCTACTTGTTCTTCAGTTAAAAATTGACACTCATCTACTAAAATCCATTTTAATGGAGCATCATTTTTCTCTGACATTATTTCATTATATTCATATATAGAATCATATATATTAACATCATGTGGTATGAGTGTGCATTTTCTTTCGAGCCCTGCTCTTGATTTAATAACGCCATCATCTCTTGTGTCAAGGGATGGTTTAAGCGTTAGAAATGGAATATTCTTTTCTTCAAAATTATATGCTGTGGCTAACAAGTCTAAACTTTTTCGACTTCCCATTGCCCCATAATTAAAATATAATTTCGCCATTAACTACATAACTATTTTTTCTTATTTTATTAGAAAGGCAAATCGTTTTCTTCTAAAAACATTTGAGACTTCTCCTCTTCTTCTGAATTATCACCGAGATTATCTTCTACAAATTTTGTAAAATCTTTCTTTTGTTCAGTAATGTTTTCTCTTAATTCAGTTTCTCTTGCAACTTCTTTACGTTCATCAAGTTCTGCCTTATCAACATATTTATTTTGTTCTTTATCAAAGACAGGTATGCCACCTTGAACAACTATAGACATATAATCATAAGACTTAACAGTATAAACTTCATCCCATTTCTTACTATCTTCAATCCACGACTTAGCCAATTCGTAATTTTCAGATAAAGGTGTCATAAAACTTGCATCAGTAATTTGTGTTACAGTTTTATTATTAGAATCTTTACTTAAAGAAATTGTTAAATCTTTACCATTATTTAAGTCAAAGATATTATAAGTTTTACCTGCTGCTTTAGCTTCTTCCCATCTTTCATTAAATAAGTTAATTATCTTATCATAAACACCATCTTTCTTTCTTGATGAATTAAATAACCAAAACTTAACACCATCTTCTTCATGTTCACGTTCGATACATCTAACAATCCAAGCCTCTTTTGCACGATTAAGAAATTCTACATCACCAAACTTCTTCTTTTCAACTTCGTTAACTGCATTTAAACGTAAAAGTTTTGCTTGTTCTGACGTTTCACAAAATGGGCATTTATCAGACTTCTTATTATGTTTAGGGCAAACAAAAGTTCTCCAACCTTGTCCACCTTCCTTATTAACTCTAACAGTGTGAATATAAACTTTCTGAAATGGGCTACCACCTTCAGGGGTAAATGGTAACAATCTAATTCTTATTTTTTTAGTAGATTCACCTGTTCCAAGACGTGCGTTTAAATAATTCTTAGGGTTAAACGCTGTTTTGTTTTTAACAGGTACAAAATTTTCATGCTCATTTTGAGCAATTACTGCATCAGCATCAATGTTGACTTTAAAATTATCCATAAAATATTAATTTATTAAAATGCACATCAATATGTGCTTAATTTTTTACAATACAAATATACATTAAAAAATGTTAAAACAAAAAAAATCTCCACAATATTTAATATAAATATCAGGAGATTGAAAAAAAATATGTACTTTTTGTCATTGACAATATGTACTATTATGACGCACACTATAAAAAAGTTATAAATGTCACTCTTTAGCTTTAATCGTTCCAAACTGAGTAATTTTCGTCAAAGAGGAATGGTGATTCCTTTGCGCCTACATCGCCTTCACTGGCATAACCATTTTGTGGTATTGAGCTACCACCTTGCTGACCTGTTGCAGCTTCTTGATTAGTCGTTGTACGAGCTACTGTTGCTGTCAACATCAATGTTTCTGATTCAACGCCTATGTATTCTATGGTAGGTGTTATATATAATTTTTTTCTCATTGTATAGTTCTCTTTAAATGTAGAATATTATTATAATAATATGATAAACTTATAGTTTTTTATTAAATTCGCTTAAAGCATATAAAATTTTTTGATAATCTTTAAATATTTCTATATTTTGATTCATATTATCACAAGTCATATTTAATTGATATATATAGGCTTGATTTGGTTCTACATCCGTATTAAAATCAACACGCACCTCACCCTCTTCACTTTGTCCTATAAAAAGTTTATAAAACCAACCATCTTTCTCTATTTCAATATTATTATGATTAGCCCAATCAACTATATACTTTTCAAATTCATGGTATGATGCATATTCATCATAATCACTTTCATCATCAGCCATTGTAATATATGGTTCTTGCTCTTCAAATAATTTATTAAATTTATTTTCCGAAATTTTAACTACTTTTCCCATAACTATAAATCAAATATTTTTTTAAAATCTTGTATTGAATCTTCAGGAATATCAAAAGTATTAGCTATAT